ACTTTAATTGCCGACGGTAAGGCTGAAAAAGCTGCTGAGCTATTGGATAAAATGCAGGTTCGTTTTAATGAATTAGTATTGAATGGTGACACTTTTGCACCTGATCAGTTGGCAGAACTAAAAGCTCTGGGCATTATTGCAGCTACTACCGAAGAAACCAAAACCGAACCGGTTACCGATACTCCAGTAATTACTGAAGGCGAAGAAGTGATTCCACCTGCAGGTGAAAATACCGAAGAAACTCCGGAAGAAAATCTGATTAGCCAAATCAAAACGCTGTTGAAAAACAACATTGAAGAAAAGGAAATAATCAAAACTATTTATTCCCTTGGTAATTTCAGAGGACTAGAACTTACACCCGATGTTGTGATAAGCCTAATCAACAAAGCAGTTGATCAAGAAATCAATTCAGTTGAGTAAAGTTGATCAAATATTGAAACCTATAGGCCCCGATTATGTCGGGGCTTATTTAAATACCGGCATACAACTCTACGATTTGATTGAATGGACTTTGCAGCAAATTGGAAAATCCGATATCACTATCATGACATTCAGTATTTCCGAAGAATTTATCCGAAAAATATGGATGCTCAGGGAGATGGGATTAATCGGTAAAGTCACCCTGATACTCGATTTTAAAGCGATCCAAAAAACACAGCAGCTGATCCGATTTGCGCAAAATGTATTCAGCGATATCCATTTTTCAAAAACTCATGCAAAGGTAGTTTTGATTCAATCTTCCAAGTACCAGGTATCAATCACCGGTAGTCAAAATTGTACCCGTGGGAATCGCGAAGAAAGCGGAATAGTTACAACGGATCCACAAATCAATAAAAAATTACAGACTGAAATACAACGTATTATCGAAAATGGAATACACAGGGGATGAACTGCAAAAAATAAGTGAATATGCCGGGCTATTGATGACAATAACCGATATCGCTGTACTCATGGATATTGACGAAGATGAATTGCGTAGCGATATAGCTTGTAAATCAACTGAAGTTTCAAAGGTTTATCGGTTGAGTAAAGCCAATACTATTCTTGATATTCGCCGGCAGGAAATGGCACTTGCAAAACTAGGATCACCCGTAAGCATTGAGTTAACTCAACAATACATTATCGAACAAAAACTCAACGAAAATGAGTAAAAAACAGACATACGATATTTGTGTACAGCATCTTTATGATGATGTAGACAAATTGGTTCACCTGGCACCTCAGGTTCGTGACCGGTTGCTTCGCATCAGATCAGCTTATACACTCATGCAGGAATATCCCAGCAAGGCCGATCGGGAAATAATTCAGCACATTCAAAATATAAGCGGAGTTGAACGGTCAGCAGCTTACGAGGATTTACGCATTATCAAAGATTTGCTCGGTTCTATCAATCGGCAATCAAAAGACTGGCACCGGTTCAAGTTTAATAATCAAATTCAAAAAGCATACGATAGAGCTGACCTAAAGAATGACCCGGACTCCATGGTTAAGGCAATGAACGTATATGCAAAATATAACCAGTTGGACAAAGAAGATGCTGAGCGCATTCCGTGGGAAGATTTAATTCCTCAAAATTTCGAGCCTACAGAAGACCCAACGATTTTAGGTATTAAGCCGATCGCAAATATCCGTGAGAAAATTGCAGCCATGAAAAAGAAATACATGAACGAAATTGAGGATGTGACCTACGACGAAATTGATATTGCCAAACTGGAAGAATATGCCGATAAATAAAGAGCCTCAAAAAGTATATTTTAATGCCGCTCAGCAACAAGTTATGTTTCGGGGGTGCAATACCGTCGTTGTAGTAGGTGGTCGTCGCTTAGGCAAGTCACACGGCATTGTAGCACCCTTTCTTTTACGCAATATTCAACGAATGCCCGGCGGTAAGCATGGGATCGTTGCAAGTACATTCCAACAAGCACTTACCAGAACATTGCCAGGAACATTAGAAGCATTCGACAGCTGGGGGTTCAAACGCAATGTTCACTACGTTATCGGCCGAAAACCTGAGAAGTCGCTACATTTTGCAAAGCCAATTACTGAACCTGCAAGTTACGATAATACGATTAGCGTTTATAATGGTTCAATTTGTCCAATAATTTCGCAAGATGTCGTTGGTTCGTCCAACTCACAGACTTTTGACTCCGTAACTTGTGACGAAGCTAAATTTCTGAACTTTGAAAAGCTGAATAACGAAACCTTTCCAGCTAATGGAGGAACAACCGCACATTTCGGGCATTTGCCGTACCACCATTCAATGCTAATCGTGTCCGACATGCCAACGACCAAAAAAGGCAGTTGGTTCCTGAATTACGAAGGAAAATGCGATCCGGAACTTATCGAACAAATTGATGGAATTATCTATGAAAAGTGGAGAATCCTCAATAAACTCAAAGAATTCCAGGCCAAAGGCATTCAGCCAAAAGCGTACTTATTTGACTATTACCGTACATTATGCCGCGATTTAGCTCAGTTTCAGAAACTTGCAGTTGATTACAACGTATTTAGTTCTATTGAAAACCTTCAGGTACTGGGCGAAAACTACATCAAGCAAATGAAACGCGACTTACCGCCATTGGTATTCCAGACTTCAATACTTTGCAAGCGTGTAGGATTGCTTAAAGATGGCTTCTACAACTGCCTGAAAGAAGTGGATCATTACTACACGGCATTTGATAACTCATACCTTCAGAACCTGGACTATGACTTTGATAAGGCTAAGAACATGACGTGTCTTCAGGATGGGGATGTGGATAAGAACGCCCCAATATGTATAGCGTTCGATTATAATGCAAATATCAATTGGATAGTTGCCGGACAACGCCAAGGCATACGTATGAAGACAATCAAATCATTCTTTGTGAAGTACAATCGTAAGCTAGTAGAGTTAGTCAATGACTTTTGCAAATATTATGAGCCACACAAATGTCATGAGGTTGTGTATTATTACGATTCAACAGCACTCAACAGTAACTATGCAGTTAATGACAAAGACTTTGCAACAGTAATCATTGACACGTTCAAGAAAAACAAGTGGATAGTAAAACCTATGTACACTGGTAAGCCAATGAGTCATATGGAAAAACACAATCTAATCAACATGTCATTCAAAGGTCAGAGCTTCGAGGGTAAGCAACTACTATTCCCTATGATCAATAAGAACAACAACGAAGCGTTGGTAATAGCCATGGAGCAAACAGGAATCTATCAGGGACCGGAAGGATTCAAGAAAGATAAGAGAGGTGAAAAGCTGGCAGAGAGTGACGAAGATTTGAGTGAACACCGTACCGATGGCACCGATGCTTGGGATAATCTATGGATTGGAATGAACTATTTCCCTCACGAAAACTCATTCAGTGGTGGGCTTATCAGTTCATTTGTGTAATTACTTATTCTCATTCATGAAACCACTGGCGTAATGTCAGTGGTTTTTTTATGCAATGTAATCTAATACCAAAATCAATCGCTTTGCTCAATCATTTTGTAGGTATTTGAGAGGTCATTACCGATATAATTTTGGGAATACCAAAATTTTAACCGTAATGTGCGTATTACCACCCGTTTTTGTTAATAATACCCCATTTTCGAGACGTTTATTAACATTGCGAGCATATAACGCCATTTTTCGGGGTTGGTAATTACAAACGAGCGAGAGGGCGGGGCGGGGTCAGTTGACATAAACAAACCTTAAAAAAAGGTTCTCGAAGTCCGTTTTTGTTGATTTATAGTGATATAGGTATCTAAAAGGCGGAAAACACCCACAAAACGCCAACAAAACAACCCGAAAATGATTGGTAATTCTATGCGGATAAAGCATTTATCTATGATTCCGATTTTTGAAATTTGAATAGTGCCAAAATCATATTTCCAAAATTTGAAAAATGTATTTTATAAATTACTTTTTCTTTTATATTCTTCTTATATTACACATTATCATTATGTTATATGTAATATTAAGAAAAAGATATAATAAGGGCAAAAAATATGTTTTTCGCTTACTACCTTACTACCTTACTATTTTTGTTTGTATTCATTTGAAATACAATAGTTTAAAAGGTAGTAACCATTTAGAAAAAATGCTTTGAAATGGTTACTACTTGTTACTATTTAAAAATGCTTACTACCTTGTTTTGTTATATAAATGTATGATATATAGACTTATATGTTTATATAGTAGGTAGTAAGTAAAAAGTAAAAATATTTTTTATTTGAAAATGCGTTTTTTAGTGTTATTTCTTTGTATTTCAATGTATTATGATTAAGAAAGTTTAACTTTGAAGATGTTTTGTTTTTTATTTGTGCTCTATAAATTCAGTGTATTTCATTGTTTTTTGATTTTTGACCTTTGAAATCAAAAAGTTTTTTTCGTGAAAATTGGAGAATATAATCAGCATTATTTAAGATGTTTACTTACTACCTCACTATTTGTCAACTTAAAACACTGATATACAATAATATAAACTTGTGTATGTCGCTAAATTGTAGTAATTTAGCAGTGCGAAAGGGAGAAAGGACAATTTCAACCTTGCATATTATTAACAATTAATTTTTAAAGCAAAATGAAAAATCAAGCAGCTGCACAGAAAGTGCAAGAAGTCATCCCAACGATGACAATCGTAGAAAAAACAGCGACAGAAAAACCCGCTAAAGTGATTAATTTTAAAGCCTCTGCCGAAGATGTAAAGAGTGAAGCAATTACGGATGAAGTGATAACTCCCGAAGTGATCACCCAGAACACAACATCCGAAGTGATTACACAAGAAGTAAAACCCGAAGTACTACTCACACCCATTATTGAAGCTAAACTAGTACAAAGTATTGAGGACATTAAAAGGAAAAGTGAAGTTTTAAGCCGTTTAACGGTCAAATGGGATGCTTTGAACGAAAAGCGTAAACGAGTGGAAAACTTTGCAATTTCGCATGATGGAGATACGGCAGCCGTTAGAGTTTTTGATGCAAGCGGTGAAGTTTTTGAGAGTAACAGCCCCAAAACAATTGGTAAGTTAATCGAATTTTGGAAAGAAGAATTTTCTGATACTTTGGAAAAGGTAGAAAAGGAAATGCGGGAAATCGCCTAAAAATAAAACTCCCTCGATGGGGACAACCACCGAGGGAGTAAAAACAAATTGAGTCTGTAAGTCAATTAATTTTTTAAAGCAATACAAAAGTATGAATAATACATCGAATATCCAAGCAAAGCGCACGGAATTAAAACTAATTTCCAAACCGTTAGCCGAATTAAAAACCAACGGCAACATCAAAACCATAAACGAGGGATTAAAAGCTATTTATGGGAAACAAGGACATCAGGAGTTTAAAACCTTTGACCAATGGGAACGCTTAGGAATGCGAGTTAAACGAGGTGAAAAAGCACTTTATTTGTGGGGAAGTCAAACCACGAAAACCATCAACGAGGAAGGTCACGAAAAAGAAATAAAATTCTTTCCTTTAGTTGCTCTATTTTCTGATTTACAAGTTTATAACTCCAATAAAAATAAATAGCCATGAATACAACAAAATTTGATTTTCAAAATAACAGCATTGAAGTTTTAGACCTTGAAACATTGCGTAAAACGCACAAAGAGAACGATATTTACGGAAATCCTTTAAGGGGTATATATCACTATCAAGTCATTAATAAAATTGTTGATATTTGCCGAAACAGCGGTTTAGATTATACCGTTGAGGAAATTTTTGCAGCCAAAAACAACAGCCGGCAAAACCCGGGCGTTGTAGTTCTGCCACAGGTGGAAGCCATTCACGGCACAAATTCAGTTGAAGCGCACATCTTGAGACGTGTTTATACTACTATCAGGATAAACGACCGAGACACGCCCGAAATGACATCTAACATCGTCATAGCCTATCATCAAGACGGCATTCAAATTGCTTTTGGTCCGTGTGTGAAGATTTGCCATAACCAATGTATTTTGAATAAGGAGCGCATCGCATCGAACTACGGAGCTGACAAGGTTACGGATGACCAGCTTTTTGAAAGTGTGGGAAATTGGATGTCTAACTTTTTTGAATACAGGGAAAACGATTTGAGAGTACTTCAGAAAATGAAAGAAATCAATTGTACACAAAACGACGTTTACCAACTTATTGGATTACTGACATCGTTACGAGTGGCGCACGACTGCGATAATTCAACGTTGAGAAACGAGGTTAAAACCTACCCATTGACACAAAGCCAAATTTCACAGTTTACACAAGATTATTTGGAAAAAGCCCAGGAAACATCTATTTTCAGTTTATGGGATATTTACAACATTGCGACCGAATTATATAAGCCAGGGAAAACCGACATCCCGAACCTTATTCCGCAAAACTTCGCTCTAATGGAGGTTCTAACCGACCGATATAGTTTGCAGAATTAGCAAAGAAAGTACCTTAAAACGGCTTAAAAGTGGCTTCATTGCTCTAATTTAGAGGGGTGAAGCCTTGTTTTTGAACTACTTTTGTCGCGCCAAAAGTAGCAAAAGGCGCACGAAACGCCCGAATAGGGCAGAGTTGAAAAAATATTTTTGTAGTTGTGTTAAATCTTTGTTCGTGTTGAAAAATAATTGTTCTTTTATTGTGTAATAGTAGAAAATTTTCTACCTTTGCAGAGTAATTAATTAAAGAAAGGAGGTTAATGAAATCAAGTGAATTAAACAGGCTTATCCTTCGAAATGGTTGGAAAGTGTACAGACAGAACGGAACAAGCCACGTAATTTATGAAAAAGATGGCAGACATTACCCGGTACCATTTCACGGAAGCAAAGAAGTCGGAACAGGATTAGCACAAAAAATCAAAAAGGAGATGGGGCTTAAATAGCCCCACTCTTACAACTATAATCGTATAATCGTAATAAGTTTTTATGAAAACAATCGAAGCTACAATTGAAAGATCGCATGACGGCACATTTAGCGTATATTGTACAACTGAAATGTTCTCCGGTATGGGAGACACTGCTGAAAAAGCAAAACAAAACATGATAGAACAAATGGAATTCTTTAAACAAACTGCTATCGCTGATGGCGTTGAATATCCTGAGTTCTTAAACGGAAATCCCGAAATTGTTTATAAATTTGACACGCAAAGTTTACTAGAGTACTATTCAGGAATACTATCTTTATCCGGACTGGAAAGGATAACTGGAATACATCAAAAACAGTTATGGAAGTATCTTCACACAGAAACAAAACCAAGAAAGACTCAAATTGAAAAAATTGAAACTGGATTGCACCAGTTTGGAAACGAATTACTATCACTTTCGCTTTAATAAGGTTTAATTACCATGTTTTTTTCAATAAGCCCCGACAATCATTGCCGGGGCTTTTTTGTGTTAAGTATTTTACTATCTTTGTGTCATGTTAACAGAAAACCAGAAACAACGATTTATTTACAAACCATTGGCTGGTATAATTATACTGGCAATAGCTGCTTTAATATACTTTATTATCAACCTTTTTAAATAAAATCCTATGAGTTACGAAATTGAATATCAAGGAGGACACCCATTATTAAGTAAACCCGAAAAATTAATATTATCTACAAATAAGGTTTTTAAATCTATTTATTTTAGACCTAAAAGTACATGGTCGACTACAAAGTCAATAACTATAGAAATTAAAGATATTGTTTCTATAGATTTTGAAAAAAGTGCATCCCGTTCGGCGGGAAAAACTGTTGCCGGTGCATTGATTGGAGGTGTTCTTACAGGTGGTATTGGGCTTTTGGTTGGCGGAGTTTTAGGCGCAAAAAAGAAAAACCAGTCTGAATTATACATAACTGTCAATTATAATAATAGAGAATTTGTCATTTCATTAAAGACAGGAAAAGATACAGATAAAATTTATTCTGAAATAAATAGTCTATTTGCAGAATAATTCAATTTTTGCATTGCTATTCCAAATATACTTCCGATATTTGCAATGCGAAAAAACAATAACAACAGAGCGGCTGAAAGTGTCGCCCAAATTTATCAGGGCTTTTTTTATGCCCAATCGTCAAAAATATTAGACGGCTGTACTATTCCTTTTCAATTTTCGAGCTTGCTCTGGATTGTTGTTTTTTCGCGAAAACGGGATGTGTACAGCCGTTTTTCTGTGCATATAAGCGAAAAAACAACAATCAAAATGAAAAATCAAATCCAACCTGTCGCAGATATCATGCGACAAATTTTCAAAAAAAGAACTAAAGTTGAATCTGTTACGCAAACGGTGTGTAATGTGATAGCTGAACTTGCTTCGGGCAGTAAAAAAATAAATTTAGCTGTACATGAAAGCCCTGGTGAAATGATCTATGTGATGGTTAATAAAGGAGCTATTATTACAATGCACATTCAGGAACTTGAACCTTCAAAGAGAGGAGGTCAATCATGCTAAACGAACAACAACCATGCGAAGAACTGGACTTCAAAATCGTAATCCTCTCCCGGTATTGTGGAGAATTTCAACCGGCAACGAAAGAAAATGTAACGATCCGCAAAACGAGTGAAGAAATACTGATGGATATCCGACCAATGGCTGAACTAACGACTAACGAAATAGCTGCATACTTAACGAATATGGGTTACACTATAGACTTTGACGATGCCACTCCGGTGTGGCTCATGCGAAAAGATGGCGCAATGGAACTTCGCGAACACTAACCCCTAACCCCTAAAGGGGAATAAGAAAAGAACCCCGGTCGAACTCGATCGGGGTTTTTTTGTGTCTTTTTTTCACCTGAGCGATTGAATTTAATTTGTATCAACAAATTATTCAATCGCTTTTTTATGAATGTAACGTCAAGTTTATCCGGTAATTATCATGTGTGCGACGTGCCAGCATTGGTTATTGAGAAAAATAACGAGCTTACAACACTAACGCTGACTTTATCGCAAGGTGAGGACCAATGGACATCGGAAGTTTTGACATATGTAAGTGGATTAATCACTTATACCGATTTGTGTGCCAATATAATATTTAATTTGAATTGGAGGGATAAACCAAAAGGAGCTAATTACAATTTCAACGTGAAATTGACAGAGGGTGAAGTAATTGTGAATCTACCATTTGTGGCCTACTTTCCAGAAACATTTATTCAAGCTCCTGAAAATAACGGACTTTATTTTCAAAAATCGGTACCTGATATCATTATGGAACGTAATGATATATACACTTCAGCTATTTTTGAATTGAAAAAAGGTACTGAGGTAATTTTGACAGAAAGTTATTTATATGGCGCGGATCACAAACTTCGGATTAGAAACATTTATGAAATCATTGAAAAGTATTTCAACTCTGATTCTGAAATTTCAGAACCGGGTACCACAAATATTTCAACCGGACTGTCTTTAGATTTCACGATCAACATTATTACACCTGGCTCGCACATAATTGCTTTCAAAGTGCTTAAATGCGATGCTGATATAACCGCCGATGCTGCCGAATGGACGGCTGCCAATTTTTTGACCCGTTGCTATCGCGAGAAGCGCACGGCCAAAAGTCGAAACGAATATCTATCATTCCTAATGAAAAATAGTTACTCAACGGTAACTATCAACTACAAAGTTATATACATACTTGATGGCGTACGTACTGAAATAATCGGCACGCTCGGAACTATTGCACAACAGGTGGGAGATAACAATGTGGCGACTTTCAATGCTTCCATTCACCGCATTATGGTTGCTGCCGGACTGGTAAATTTCACCGAAGTGATTCAATATGACATTTGGCTAACCGGTACAGGATTACTCACCAATGTGTACACATTCCTTGTCGATAACACTCCTTATAGAAATTCAAAATCCTTTGTTTTTGTGAATTGCTTTGGCGTGTTGGAAACTTGGACAGCGACAGGCCTTGCCGAAACAAAAAAGGCAATGGAGTATAACCTTGGGAATATCGAAAACCACTACCGAAAAATTACACAGGACTTTTACGCCGAAAAGCAGTGTAATAGTGGCTATTTGAGCGAAGCGGAAATGGATTGGATTGACGATTTTATAAAAAGCTTCAGTGTAATCAATTACTCACAGGACATTACGCAAAATGAAGAAATAACCCTGATTTCGGTAGACAAAACCGATACAGAAGCCAATGTTTTACAGGCATTTTTATTCAATTACCGAAAAGCAAAGAATTTGCACCTGGCGTTTATGAATGCTGCTAAAAACATATCAGATTATACACTAGACCAAACATTTGATTGACAATGATACATACAAGCCTACTCAGGAAGATTTTGAGGGATGGAAAACCCTTTAATTGTAAATGTTGGAAAATTGGCACGGCTGAAATATTGACTTACAACAATGTAGTTTGTACTTCTAGTTTTTTTGAAAACAACACAGCAAACTTACTATTTGTTGAGAGTCGCGAAGTGCGCAAAGTGAGAATTATATGCATTTTTGAAATTAATGACGAAGAAATTTATATTTGATTATGAGTGAGATAAATGTATTTGAAATCCCTATCGGGAAACAAGCTCGCGAGGCTATGGATAAAATGAACGTGGGTACAACGGTTTTCGACACCGATGATATTGTACCAATAAAGATGCCTGACTCGGGTGCGCTTCGCGGTTACGTGCCGTGGGGAGATGATAATCTTCGCCCGAATGAGGTTTTGAAGCTGATAAGAAAAGACGAGGTGATGAGTCCGAATATGTTGTTCAACATACAGGCGGCATATGCCAATGGCTTAGTTTATACTACAAAAGATAAATCGGAGGTTACTGATCAGGAAATTCTTGATTTCTTTAAATTCAACAGACCAACTAAATATCTATTTGAGCAACAAACAGATATGAAGCACTTTTATTGGACTGTTTCGGTTCTGATATTGAGCGGTGACGGCAATAAAATTGTAAAACTTCGCCATAAAGATGCACTTTATTGCCGGTTGGAAACTTGTAATCCCAAAACGGGCGCACTGGAACATATATTTTATGGAAATTGGGAGAAAGGTGCGCCAAAACCTGAAAATAGAGAAGATATAGAGCTATTGGACGTCGACGACCCGCTAGGTGACTTGATGGTACGCATGGGAAAACTGGAGGATGAAACAGGAAAAAAAAGAACCATGACTAAGACTCGCAAGTTTGCCATGATAAACCGAATTCCTATACCAGGGAACAAGTATTATCCATTTCCGTATTATTGGTCGCTCTTCAACAGTGGTTGGTACGATGTGAAGCAATTAATCCCTGCAGGAAAAAAAGCAAAGTTTACAAATGGAATGGTTATGAAATTTCAGGTTGAAATTAATGACAAGTATTGGGATGTTCTTTTTGATCGTGAAAGCATTACTGATCCAGTAAAGAAAAATGAGCGCATGACGCTCGAAAAGGAAAATATAAAATCGTTTTTGACAGGAATTGTCAATGCAGGTAAAGTTTGGTTCTCTGGATTTTATGTTGATCCAGTTGGAAAAGAGCAATCGATGGTACGCATTAATGTAATCAACAACGAGAAAGAGGGTGGAGACTGGATTGAAGATACAGAGGAAGGTGCATCAATGGCTTGTTATGCTACAGGTAATAACCCGGGCATGATAGGCGTAACACCAGGCAAAAGTGCCGGACAAATGAACGGTAGCAATATCCGCGAACTCTTCACTATGAAACAAGGGCTCGAAAAATCGGTAAAAGACATTATACTAGAGCCTTATTTTGTAATAAAAAATTACAACGAATGGGATTTGGAAGTAGACATTCCATTTATGATGCTGACGACGCTCGACAAAAAAACCGATGCTGAAGAAATGAGCGAGAAAGAAATTACCAACCCAAAACCAGTAAAAAAATAAATAGTCATGATAATAACAACCATTGCGGATTTTATAAAATCCATACCAACAGCCACCGGAACCAAGTGGGATGCAATAGAATCATTTGTTACATCGGCAGATTTTGAAATCAAAACCATGTTGATTGGTTCTGATCTCTACAATTACATTGCAGCTCTGACTGGCACAACGGCATTGAAAACTACACTGCAAAATCTGATCGCTTTTACAGCGTATTCAAAAGCAATTCCGTTTGTTGACTTGATACAGACACCAACCGGTTTTGCGGTAGTGAATAATGCTAATCATGCTCCGGCAAGCAAAGAACGTGTGGAACGCTTGTTGAAGTGGTGTGATAAAGAAATTGATAAAAATACCGACTTGCTAATTATGCAAGTAGTTGACACGGCACAGGCATTGACAGAATGGAAGAAATTTAAACGCTTCAATAATTTTACAAATTGTCTATTCCTTACCGGAATTGATTTTGCCGGTTATGCAAAAACGGAAAACGGCAGCCGTGCCGATTTTCTGAAAGTAAAAGGAACTTTACTTGCCATTCAGAAAAATGATTTATCGGAAGCATTGAGCGCAAACTATGTGGCTGAACTGGTAACGCAAAATAGAAATAACACGCTCACAGAAAAGAACTTATTTGTGGTTGAGAGTTGCAAATTAGTTATGGCAAAATATGTAGAAAAAGAGGAGCATGAGGCTGAGGAACTACTCACTCAAATAGTGGTGATGATGGAAAAAACGCTTACCGATTATCCAGCCTATTCCGCCAGTGCTGAGTATGCACTTAAAAATATGCCAACATATCAGAACAAAGCAACTGATTCAACTTTCTTTTTTAATTGATATGAGCACAATCGACTTAACAGCACCGCGTAATTACGCAGAAATGACAGAAAAGCAAGTGCGCTATGTGGCTCACTTGCAAGTAAAAGGTAATAAAGAGGAATGGATATGGACAAAGTGCCTAATCCGATTCACCGGAATTAAACCCATTGGTGGAACTTCCGAAGTCTATTATTTTGCAAAAAAGCACCTGAAGGGATTTTTTTCGTTGACAATAGAAGAAACGTTTGATTTTTCCAAAAAGCTTGATTTTGTGACAAAGAGATACGTGGGCATTCGCCCAATGGCTAAGATTGGAAAGTACAGACCTTGTGACGAACAAATGAGTGACACTACTTTTCTTCAGTATGTGGATGCTGAGAACTTTTACCAAGAGTTTATTTTTACGAAAAATGTAGATGCGCTGCATAATTTAATGGCAACACTTTTTCAGTTGCCTGGCGAAAAATACAGCAACGATTTGAGTAAAAAACACATTAAGCGCATGAAAAGATGTCCTGAAGTGGAAAAACTAATGGTTGTAATGTGGTTTATCGGCATTAAGGAGTATTTCTCCGATAAATACAAGTTCCTTTTCCAGCGTGTAGATGCTGATGAAGATGAACCAACAACGGCACCTGATATGCTAGGCATTGTTCACAATCAACTAAGAATGCTAACCGCTGGAGATATTACCAAAGAAGAAAAAGTGTTGGCTTCGCCTACATGGAGCGCACTTGCGGAATTGGATGATCAGTGCCTAGAAGCAAAGGAAATGGAATAAGCAACTAGTCGGCAGTAGGTAGTAAATAGTAAATGAATAAATAGTAAATGAATATATGTGGAACGCAGTAACATACTTCGAAAATCTAAATAATACCTTGAAACTGACAAAAGGGAAATATACTTTTTGTCGAGTTACCGGGATAAATTATTTAGAAGATGTCCTTTCAAATTTAGCAAGCTCGGATGCTTTCCTTGCTGTTGATGATACCGACGATGGAGTGACCATTGAGAAGGGAGGTGGTTACTTTGACCGCCGATCTATAGTTGTGTATGTTTTGAAGAAATACGATTTCAATAATCAGATCGATCGGGAAACGAAAACAAACGAAACCCGCCTGATTCGCAAAAAACTGTTGGCAAAACTGATTAAAGATTCCAGTTCTGTGGACGGCTTGATGTTCCTGGACAAAACCCGATTTCCTTATCACGAAGTTCCCGGCATGTTTGCCGCCGGAACGTGCGGGATTTACTTTATTGCGACCCTGAATGAGCCTGTAGAATTGATCCACGATGACAACGACTACGAATAAAAATGAGTACTACCGTGCCTGGGCTAAGATGATGGTCACCATTTGGCAGGATAAAATTGCAGCCCTGAAGGTGCGCGACACCGGTGAGTTATTCAGCTCATTTATGACGGAAGTAGTAGCTCAGAGCGGTGGAGATATTGATAAGATTACCTTTTCATATCTGTATTACGGTAGGATGGTAGATATGGGCGTAAGGAGAGGGGTAAAGATGGAGGATTCAGGTAAAAAGGGAAAGCCCTGGTATAATAAGGCCTGGTATCATTCAATAAAAGTAATGACGGAAAAGCGAGCCGAGCTGTACGGCGAAGAATTCCAACTGATAATTATGGAGGCACTCAATTTCTGAGTGTCTTTTTTTTTGCCTTCTCATTCCGGTTTATTTGTATCAAAAATAAGGAAGTATGACACTTTTAGAACAATTAGCAGTTGCACGAACTATAAAAAACGCTACCGGACCCGAAGAAAATACACGCGTTCGGCTTGGTGGATTATTCGAAGAAATAATCAACTATATGTCATCAATGCTGATAAGCACTGTATCACCTTATCAAGTGTACCTCGACACTACCGAAGATGATCCGGTGATGACTGTAGAGGAGTGGTTGGCTTCGCTGGAAGGAACTGATGGTCGTGGAATTGTTTCAATTATTCTTACAAACACTGTAGGGTTAATCAAAACCTACACTATAACCTACACTGATGAAACCACATCGACCTTTGATGTTACCAATGGATCAAATGGACAGCCGGGTGCTAATGGACGTGGAATTACTTCAATTACACTGACAAATACTGTCGATTTGGTTGACACTTATACAATTACGTTTACGGACAATTCAACAACTACTTTTGATATTGTAAACGGTGCAAATGGTACTGATGGAGACTCTCTTTGGGAACAATCACCAGATTTACCAAAAGTAAGCAATGGAAGGCTATATAACTGGCATGCTGTAAATGACAGTCGTAAATTAGCTCCTGAAGGTTGGCATGTGCTAACTGCAAATGAGTGGACAGCTCTTGTAAATTATTTAGTAGGCAGTATACCATTTCCAGAAGCAAATGGTGTAGTAGCTATAAAATTGAGAGAAGAGGGTTATTTCAATTGGATAAAAGATGTCCCTGAAACAAGAGCAACTAACGAAAGTGGTTTTTCAATCCTACCTAGTGGTATCAAGGATAGTAATGGCCTCCGACTTATGGGTGAGTATAGCTATTTATGGGCATCTGATTTAGATGAGAGTAGTCATTGTTCGGCTCTAATTACTTGCTATAATAATTTTTCTAATGGTTTAACCAATTTAGGAGATGGTAAGGATTTAGGTTTATCTGTCAGGTGTATTATAGATGAGGATAACCAAATCTATTCGCCAGGGGACGATGTGTTAGATGTTGATGGCAATGTATACACTGTTATTAAAATTGGAAATCAGCTTTTACTTGGACAGAATCTTGCAGTAACTCACTATAACAATGGAGACGCAATACTTCAGGACTTCTCTGGAACTATTGGAGCTTACGCTAATTATTATACAGATAGCGAGGTAGGCGTATTTGAAGAAATTATTGAACCGACTGATAAAAAAAGACTTCAACAAAAGTCAATTGTTGGGTTAGAAAGTTTGGCAAATTCGATTTCTAGAGTAAAATCGGATATGTCATCTAAAATAGATAAAGTACCACGATTAGGATTAACCGATATGCCTTATTTTTCTATAGGGTTTGCAACACCTGAATTTATTTCTGAAGGAATACCTATGCCAACTAACGTAGATGAGTGGAATGCTTTTTTTGGTACTACAGAGATAGTAGAAGTGATAGGTTCAACAGATGGGTTGTTTTTCGACATCATGGCATATTACCAATTTAGTGTAAACAGCCTGTCTGGTAATATAAATTTAGTATCTTTTGATTCAGGTACACTACTTACTCAGATTATTAATAACGCATTTAAAGATTGTGTAAATTTAATATCTATTGAATTAGGCAATAAATTAAATCAAATTGCCGCGGGAGCTTTTTGGAATACCGGCTTAACATCAGTAGTTATACCAAAAGGTATAGACGTAAATGGGGGTTATACATTTAGAGGTTGTAATAGTCTAACAAATGTTATTATTGAAACTACTATATTAGGCCCTGAAAATGGTGGGTATGGAGGGATATTTTCAGAATGCATTAATTTAGCGAATGTCACTGCTCCCAATTTTTTAAAAACCAGCAATAACGGAGACATTAATACAGAGTTAGCATACCTTATAAATACATATAATACTCAAATTACCTGGACAAAGGATATAAACTTTGATATTCAAGCAGAATTATCACAAATACCGCCTTTGAAATTAGAGGTAGAGAGTAAAATGAATAAACTCAGCAACGGCGCCGCTGAAAACATTAACCAGGTTACCATTGAGACCTTGTGTTCTTTAGGCTTTGATTTTGAAAATGCCATTTTTGCTTCTGCTAATTTCGTAAACGCACCTTTTAACGGTGCGCAATTTAGAAAAGTGAATTTTGAGGGTGCAATGCTGACCGGCTGTACGTTCACGCATGCCGATTTATCTTTTTGTATGTTTTGGTCAGTCATAGCATCACAATGCGATATGGGGTTTGCAAATTTCACAGGGTCAGACCTTTCTTATGCTGTATTTGATGGGTGCTATTTATCAGATGTAAATTTCACAGATGCAATACTTACAGCAGCTGATTGGGATAACTCAAATTTCACAACGGCAATCGGACTAAATCCAGACATCACGGCAGCATTAGCAGATTCACTTTTATATGATGGTTTATCTGTAACTTGGGTAGATGGTCTAGTGTATTCATATACTGACTTAGATGGCTGGCAATTGGTGTAAATTTCTAATATAAATTATATGGGATTAAAAATAAAACAATTCAAAAAAGGCGGTCAAACCTTTACAGATGCCTACGCAAAAGTAGGTGGAGTTAGATATGACAACGAGACAAAAATCGCTTCGTTTGGAATAAAAATCTTTATGAGCAAAGAAGATAAGAATCTTATCTCTGAGATTCCGAACCTTTGGGTTCGAGTTACTCCAGGAACTGATATGCTGGCTCAGTGCTATGCACGCATCTCTACAATCATTACTCAAACAAACGCTCAAATAACCAACCAACAGGCGGTGATTGATGCGATTGTTGATAATGATAATTTGAAGCTGATGAAAGAAAGTCAACTGGCACGGATGAAAGAGAATGAGGTGTTGCAGCTTGAGGGTTCGGAAGAATTATAAATCAAATAAAAAATAAACTATGGATTTCAAATTTGACTATTTACAAGCACTATCAATCACAATTGTAGCTGCAATAGCAGCCTATTTCGATAGTACAATTACTTTTTTAGCAGCGTTGTTGGTTGCTTTTGCATTCAATATATTAGCCGGATTTCGAGCCGATGAGGTTCATATCAAAATTCAGCGGTTTTTCCCGCCAATTTTCTTTAAAAATTTTCAGGGAAATAAATTCAAAGATAGTTTGATGGAGCTGTTTTTGATTATGTCAATAACTTATTTGCTGAAAGTGATTGCTGATTTGATGAAATACCGTGATCAAAGCCCTTATGTTGTACAACTTCTTATAGCCATTGCCATTTATTATTATTTCAGGAATGGATTAAAAAATTTACAAAAAGTTTATCCAAAAAATAGATTTATAGCCGTTGTGTATCATTTAATTTCTTTTAAATTCAGACAATTAGTTGGTAGCGATGTGGCAGATATTATTGACCAAAACGAAATAAGTAAGGAGGAAGTAAAATGAGTAAAATAGACACCCTTCACCCGCTAATTCGCGAAGAAGTACGCCAATTGGTTGATAAAATCAATACCTCAATTTTGACAAGTAATGTCAAAATGGTAGTTACACAAGGTTTGAGAACATTCGACGAACAAAACGCCTTGTACGCACAAAAACCCAAAGTAACCAACGCCAAAGGCGGACAAAGCTTGCATAATTACGGTTTTGCTTTCGATTTCTGTTTGGCAGTTGGCGGCAAAACTATATGGGATGTGGCCAAAGATTTCGATGGTGATAAAGTTCCGGACTGGATGGAAGTTGCAAAAGTTTTCAAAGATGCCGGTTATACCTGGGGTGGTGATTTCCGAAGCATTACCGACCGTCCTCATTTTGAGAAAACATTTGGTCATACATGGCAGCAACTCTTAGTAATCAAAAAATCAGGCAAAACCGAAAACGGTTATGTCGTAATCTGAAAAAAAAATGAAAACTCCAACATCAAAATTATTAGCAATTTTAGTACTATTTATCTTCGTGGCTTGTGCCGGAACAAAAAAAGTTACTCAGTCGAAAGAAAGTATTCAAGTTAAAACGAATACTGAAGTATCGAAAGTTTCAGAAGAAAAAGCGGATTTGACAACTTTTGTCAATACCGAAAAAAAAGCGGATGAATCGGTAAAGAAAAACATTACTTCAGCCGAAAACGAGAACGAAGAAACTGTTATTCATACTGTTTTGTACGATCCAAAATCGAAAGTTATGGTTTCGGAAACTACACAAAAAACAACCAAAGGTAAAAACAAAAAGGCTGTAGAATCTACCGAAACGCTATATTCTGCTACTGAAGTAACGGCTTTGTTTTCAAAATACTTGCATTCATACACCAATAAAATTGATAGCTTGAGTAAAGTAAACGTTTCGCTAGAAAGCGAACTTACGACTAAAACTACTCCAGTAAATAATTGGTGGAAATGGTTGCTCATAGGTATCATTATCCCAATTGTTATTTGGTTCATTATCAAAAAGAATTGGCATACTAAAGCATTCGTGTGGTTGCTCAACTTATTTAGGTTCAAAAAATAATCGTACTTTTTTGTTTTCATACTTGTATTAGATTTTAAAGTTAAGTTGATAAACCGTTCCGGATCGTGAGATTAGGGCGGTTTTTTTTTTGTCTTTTTTCTCACTCTCCCTATTGATTTTATTTGCATAACTAATTTATCAAAGTTATGCAACCAAACGAATCTACAACCAGTACCGTCCTCCTGAATGGCGAGCAGCCAAAACAAATGCTGACCGCTTTGGCTCAGAAAGCCGAAAACCTTCGTTGGCGATTGAAAGAAGTCAACGAAGCCGGTGACGGCAAGGCTTTCGAAAAACTGACCAAGGAACTTAATCAAACTAATAAACAGATGAAGCAACTTGCGAAAGAAGCTTTTGACGTGAAAAAAGTATTGGATAACCTTTCGGGTGCTTCAATGCCTGATTTAACCAAGGCGAAAAAAGAACTTGATAAACAGTTGAATAGCCCTTCCGTTGTGCGAAACTCCAAAGAATGGAAAGAACTACAGGCGCAATTACGAGCCGTAAAAACGGAGATGTCGAGCATTAGCAACGAATCGAAAGTTACTGAAAGCGCTTTCTCCAGACTAGCCAATTTTACCAATAAAACATGGCAAATGTTTGCCGCCGGAGCAGCTGCTTTAGTTGGCGTGGTTTTGGGTTTGAAATCGGCTGCCATGGAAGCGGCCAGAATGAGCGATGTTTATGGGATGGTGCGCAAATACACGGGCGAAAGTGCCGAAGGCGTTGCCGGGCTAAATGAGGAACTGAAGAAAATGGACAGCCGCACCGCTCGGGACGAGCTGAATCGGTTATTGGGTGAAGCCGGTAAGTTAGGAGTAAAAGGTAAGGAAGATTTATTGCAGTTTGCCAAAGCCGCCGATATTATACAAGTATCGTTGGGCGAAGATTTGGGAGCGGATGCCGTCAAGAATATTGGTAAGCTTACTTACATGTTCGGAGTTCAGGACAAAATGGGCATGGAGAAATCTTTGTTGGCCGTAGGGTCTGCCATCAACCAGGTGGGACAAAATAGTACAGCTTCCGAAGCGTATTTACTCGAATTTACGAATCGTCTTTCGGGCATGGGCGTTGCCGCCAACATGACAATCCCTCAAATTATCGGGTTTGCTTCCGTTCTCGATCAGAATGCTCAGCAAGTAGAAATGAGTTCTACGGCTATGAATAAGTTCATAGCAACATTGGCCACTAAATCTGAAAGTGTAGCTAAGGCAATCGGTTTACCGGCTGCAAAATTGAAGAAAGCAGTGGGCGAAGACATGAATGAAGCCTTGATGATGGTGTTCAAACAATTGAATAAAAAAGGCGGATTAGTTGATCTAGCTCCATTGTTTGCCGACCTTGGTGCTGAAGGTGCCAGGGCTGCCAGTGTTATCACTATTTTGGCGAGTAAATACAAAGATTTAGGCACTGAACAGTCATTAGCACTTAAATCGTTCAACGAAGGCACATCGGTTGTAAAGGAATTCAACATCCAAAATAATACGATGCAAGCCAAAGTGGATAAGTCTAAAAAGGCTTTTTTGGATGCAAGCGAAACATTGGGAAAATCACTTTCTCCGGCTTTCCTACATTCGACCAATGCGGCTGTATATATGGTGAAGGCTTTGTCGCAATTTCCTGAATGGTTCAAGGAAAATAAGGGTTTATTGACGACTTTAGTTGTTGCCATTGGAACGTATGCCGCAATTCTTGGCGTATGCAAATTAGAAAGTCTGGCATTAATTGCAGTTGAAAAAACAAAGATACTCGTTCAAAGAATTTCAACAGCTGCTACCCTTGCTCAAGTTGCTATAACCGGCTACTTAACTGGAGCAACCCGTGCCGCAAATTTAGCAACCAAAGAATTTTTTGTAACCTTAGGATTAAACCCATTTGTTGCTCTAGGAGCTGCAATAGTGCTTGTTACAGTTGGATTATATAAACTTGGAACTGCAAAAACGGCAGCCGAAAAAGCATATAAAGATTATAATGCTCAGGTTGAAATGGAAATAACCAAATCTGATCAGTTATTTAATGCACTCAAAAAAACAACGAAAGGAAGTGATGAAAGAAAGCAATTAATTGACAAAATAAATACAGTTTATGGGGATTATTTAGGGAATCTATTGTCCGAAAAATCAAATTTAGATGACATAAATACCGCTCAGGAAAAGGTGAATAGGTCATTACGCGAAAAAATCGGGTTGCAAGTAAAAGATTCTTCCAAAGCCGATATTATTACAAAAGCGATGCCCGAACAGGTTGACACGCTTGAAAAACTTACAAACTCAATATCTGCAACCGAAGGGGATGCCGTGGCTGAAATAATTACTCGCCGAATACAGGATATTTTACAAAAAGGAGGGTATACCGATAAATCTATTACCACGGCTCAAAATTACCTGAAAAACAAATTAGGAAAGAATTTTACTGCAGGAATGGAATTTTATCCGGCTATGTTGGCAAAATCTATCAAGTCGATGAATGATGATCTATCGGATGTAGATAAGAAATTTGATAGAATAATAGGTAAGACAACTGCTCCTGCAGGCGGAGGGAATAAAGGACCAAAAGAAGGTGATATAAGTGCCGACGGACTGCAAGTATTTAAAAATGGGAAATGGGTAAACATTAATCACGGTGGTGGAGGTGGAGATTTAAAGACAATACAACAAACTAAACTGGATGCCGTAGACAAATGGCTTGCTAAAGAACAAATCAAGCTCAAAAAACGTCACGAATCCAATCTTGACAGCGAGGAAGTGTATGCCAAGGGAATTATTGATTTGACCGAAAATGCCCTGGTGAAAAAACGCGATATTTATAAAAAATCTGATAAGGAATATCTTGATTATCAGAATCAGATTGAAGATATTAAACTGAAACGTCAGGATAGTGCCGAAAAGCTAAGTTTTGAAGCGATGAAAGCGTTGAACGATAAACGCCTGAATGCAATAGTACTTTATGACAATGCGCAGCGCGAAGAAATTGAGAACGATTTCGAAACCGGAGTAATCGATCAGGATGAACATGACAATAAAATCCTGGCACTTGATAAGGTTCTTGCGGAATCTCGGTTGTATGTTGCTCAGGAACATTCCCGTGATATTGCAGCATTCCAGTTCAAATCTGACGAAGAAAGATTGGCGGCAGTTACAGCAGTCAATAAAGAAATTGAAGCCGCTGACAAGGATTTGACTGAAGCGCAAAAGAAAATTCTTCGTAAAAGTGCCGCTGATAAAAAGAAAATTGAAGATGAAATAAGGGATATTGAGAAAAAGTACGGTATTGGCACATATAAAGATAAACGCAAGGAATATGAAAAAGACTTAGCCGATTTAAAAGCGGCTCACTTAAAGGAACTTGCTGAAATTATCAAGCATGGCGGTAGTACCAAGGCAGCAATTGCACGATATGAATCCGATGTATCTAAAATCAAACTATCAAAAGCAGCGCATACGGCTGAAGGGATAGCGCAGATTGCAAATCAGTTGGGTGATTTAACCAACAAATTGCAAGAAACAGCCGAATTAAAAGTTGACAATAAATATGCAGCCGAACTAAAAGCCGCTCAGGGCAATGCCGATGCCACTACTGCAATTGAGGCAAAAAAAGAAGAGGAAAAAAAACAGATAAAGAAAAAATATGCTGATATCGACTTTGCCATTACGGTTGCAAAAATAATAACTACCACGGCTTCGGCAATAATGAAAGACCTTGAAGAGTTCCCCGGTCCGGTTGGGGCTGCTTTAGCAATTGCCACTGGAGCAACCGGACTTGTTGAGCTTGGAGTGGCCAATGAACAACGTAACGCAGTACAGCAGCTTTGGACAGGTGGATTTACTGAGCCAGGAGATAAATTTAAGCCGGTAGGAATTGTTCATGCCGGTGAATTTGTCGGGAATCAGGATTCAGTACGTCACACTCCAGTGAAGAAAGTTTATGATTTGGTGAATTATGCTCAGAAAACTAACACAGTTGCGCGGATCACCAATGAAGATATTGCCAGGGTGGTTGGATTTCGCAAAGGTTTTTCAGATGGTGGATATACTTCAGCCATGCAAGTTGCCGGAAGCGTTGGTGGTTCTGGTATCAGTAAGGAAGAATTAGCCTGGGCAATTCAAATGGCCATGGAGGGGAATAATGCTGTAAATTCAGCATTATTGGCTGAGTTGCAAAAAGGAATCGTGGCTAAATATAAGATTTCAGGCAGCGACGGTGTGGTAGAGGGGATTAAAAAGTATACTAAAATGATTGAAAATTCATAATTATGATAGAGTTCTACGTAAATAACAAGGAAGTACTTCTTCCTGAAGATTTTTCATTTGAGTTGAATGATGAAAATCCGGAGATAACAAGCAAGGGTGAATTTTCGTTAGATATGACCGTTTCATTGCTAGAGCCTCAGAATGTAATTGTTTTTGAATTTTTAAACCGACTAAATAAATCAACGACTTTAAAAACAGCCGATGCCTTATTGCGTAGAAATGGAGTATCACATTTAGGCACAATAATCGACATTGTAAATACGGATGTAGATGTTACATTTCAATATGTTGCCGGAAATTCAGAACTTAAATATAATGTGAAAGCAGACAACCGGAAGATTTGGGAACTGACCGGATGGGGAACTGAATCAACAGTCAATTACGCCAGGGTTTTAGACAGCATTACAAATCCTAGTTGGACAAAGAATTTTGTTGCTGCACCTTTAATTATTGGCGGTCAGGTTTACAATAATTATACTCTCAATGAGGGTGCATTAAATGTGCCTTCGACCATTACAGGTATTTCCAATTTTATAATGCAACCGTATTTATTGTATTATATCAATAAATTTCCTGAACTGCTAGGTTACAGACTTGTAAGTAATGTTTTGAATACAAATTTGCGTGCCCAAAAAATGTGGATGCTGAATTCTGCAGATTCGTTGAATTATGCCGATGCGCTCCCAGATTGGACAATTGCCGAATTTGTTGATAATATAGAAGGCTTTTTTAATGTGTCATTTTTGGTTGATCCACTAAATAAAACGATCTCGATTGAAAGTTTGGCATCCAGCATGGCCAAAAAGAAAACAGTAACGATCTCTAAAGTTTTAGATGCTTACGAAAGAAACTTACCGAATACGTCGAGACCGTTACGGTTTGATTTTACCCGGGTAATTTATAAGGTTGGAGATTCAACTTACTTCAGGTACCAGCAGTTGAGCGATTCTGTATTGGAAAAGTGCACAATTATTGAATATGCTAATTTAACCGCAATGCAGAACGCATTGTGGGATACAGGTAATCTAAATGCGCTTATTATTCACAGAGATTTGGCAACCGGGAATGATTATTTTTACGGCGCTCCGAACATCAACTTGTACCGTGTAAATTGTGGTAGTTTTAATTATTTGAATTTGATAAATAAATTCAGTACAAACGGAACAAAAGAGAAGATTTTGGAATTAAGCATCGTGCCGGCAGAGATGAATATTAAAACTCGAGACGTTGTTTGGTACAACGTCTCTGGACAGGAGATACATTTCCCTTGGCTTCATTACCAACTTCCAAAATGCAGTAATTCTTATTATATAGGAAGCGAGCAGGGTTTTGTTGATACGGTGGAAAAATCGATTAAAACGGTACAGAGACAGAGTATTATGGAAGTTGCATTATTTACCGGTAAATTGCTATTGTACACGCAAACAGATGTAATTCAGAATGTACCTCAAATAATGTATCCATTCTCGCACCTTGATTATTATCCCGAATTTGGCGAACCGCTAGATTTGGGCGATCGGTATGCAATTTTTGAAGCATGGAAAAATACGCACTTCTCTCCGCTTGCGACTACCACATTGCGGTTAATTGGTCCCGGTGGAGTTGTTACCGAATATCATCAGGAGTCGATACTTGATACCGATAACGAATATGTGTTTAAGGCTATTGATAACCCTGATATAAAGGCTAATAACTTATTTATTTACAACAACAAAAAGTACATGCCTATATCGTTTAATCGACAGGTATCGAATAAGCAAACAACGGTACTGGGAAAATTTTATCGGATGTTGGATTAATCTGTAATTTGTTTTACCACAGTATTTATAAGTTCCTGCGATGGCTTTCGAACATACCTTCTCAGCATTCTATCAGATTTGTGATCGGTAAGTTTCCGAATTACAGATTCCGGAATCGATTTATTTTCTAAGGCAGTTATACCAGTATCGCGATACGAGTATAGCTGCTGATTTTTTTCTAACTCCATTTTGTCGCGAAGTTTATCCCAAATCTTATCAAGTTTTCGAGTATTCCACTTAAATAACCCGGGTTCCAAAACGGTAGATATAAGGTAATATTTCATCGGGTATCTGTCGAATTCGTATAAAGTCGCCATTTTTACACAAAGCCATTCCGGAAGATAAGCAAATCGGAAATTATCGGTTTTCGATTTCCCTGCAGGGATTTTTATCACCTGGTTGAATAAATCAATATCGCAAATTTGAATTCGGCAAATTTCTGCCGGCCGAATGAAAGCAGCTCTCACCAAATCCACTACTATCTCAAATCGTGGATTATTTTCCCTACACCAAAGAACCACTTTATCGTGGGTATTTAATTCAACCACCTGCCGGAACTTTTCCTCTTCCTTTTTCTTATCAAAATTCAAAAATACATTTTCTTTGCAATATTTCTTCTTAATTAGCCAGTACCAAAGGCTTCGATAAAAAACAAAATGATTATTATACGACCGAGAACCGCACTTCGGGTCAAGTTCAATCATGTCCATAAATTCATCGGCCAAGTCCTCATTAAATTGAATGGCAAAAATATTTTCAAGTTTCTTTTGAGTTAGCCAGTCAACCAGTTTTTTGCAGTAAGACTTGTAAGATCGGAATCCGTCTTCACTCATTTCCTTTTCCTTGATTATTTTAAATGTTTCAATAGCAGCTGTCAATTTTTCGTAGGCTTTTGTCACGTCAGCCCCGATGAATGGATTCTTTCCGGCAGCAAGATTGATATTGATGTCATTCGCTAATTTTCGAGTATAACGATCGAGCGCAGTTTTACTCATCTTCTTTCGAAGATGATTCAACCGCATTTTTTTAGGCTTCAACGCATTGTATGCCGGGTGAAAAGCGTAGTAGATAATATATAGTTCAGTTTCGTTGACAATTCTAGCCGGAATGTATTGAACTTGAAAATCGCTGTCGATTAATGTAGGTAAGTTGGTCATATTTTTAATTTTAATTAACGTGTTGTTATTCAGCGTTTTATTAAAAATACGACCACTTTTCAAAGTGGTGGAGCGCTTTTGGCGCAGTACTAAAACAAAAAACGCTGTATATTTTTGATATACAACGTTTTAAATACTATTTTGCGGAGAGAGAGGGACAATCCGCCCAATTCTTCATACGTCATATATCCTTTAATTTATTGATACTCAAATCCTATCGAATATCTATTTTAGTTGCAATAACTAATCAGTGGCGCAATGTTAGCGCAATTTTCTAAGCTGACATTGCACTTATAAATCCTAATACAAAAAGGTTTAGCGAACATTTTTTACTGAATACAATTCTCATTACTATCCGGCGAGTGCATCCTTCGCGGGTGCATTGGCGTTTTTTACACGTTCAAGCTCGATCTCAAGCGAGTGTGCTTTTTCCATCCATTCAACTTTTTCTTTCAGCAGTCCGGCTATCTCTACTTGCTGCTCATACATTATCTTTTTTAGCTCCTCTTTTTCTTCAGGGGGAGCATAAATAGTTAGTGGAGTAGCTACCACATTCGAATGCTTTGTCGGTTCGCTGTTTCCCTTTTTAGGGTATATAAACAACTCATTCGGTTCAATGCCGAAGAATATGCAAATCTTCATCAAGTTCTCTGCTGTGGGGTTAACCCCATACAAAGTACTCCTCGAAACGCCAATCTTGGCAGCAACGCTGTCTTGTGTTTCGCCTTTGTTTAATTTCACATACTGTGAAACTAAATGATTGACTTTGTTTCTGTTATACTCAATATTATTTACATTCATTATAAATTGTGTGTTTTGACATAAAAATATTGTGTTATATAATACACAAATGTGTTTTTTATCATACTTTTGCACAACTAAATTAGTTATAATAACTAATTATAAAAAGCAAATGACTAAAAAAAAGCGAATAATAAGGTTTATTACTTACTACAGGATGCTAAGGGTTAAACCTCGTGGCGAACTTAGGAAGCTTATATCTGATACCTGTGAATATAAAGGAGGTACATTCGATTATAAGATGAATAACCAGAATTATTCTGAGTTGGAAATTAACGCCATTGAAAAAGTAATAGAAGACTACAAAAACAAAGAAGATGGAAAAATTAAAGTGCTTTGAATTTAATGTTCGCCCTGGTGTTCAAATTGAAGTTAGACATTACGATGAGCCAATTTATATACTTACCGAAAGTCACAGAGATTTAATTTCACCTCTTTACTGCGAAATCAGGGAGCGTTATCCCGAGGCTTACTCGGAATTATGCCCACGATATAAAGATTCTCTACAAAATACCTGGTTCTTTGAATTTCGTGTAGTATGTGGATTTATAAAGTGTAACTGGGCTACTTTCGATGGACATTGGGATATTGATGAAAATGGTGATTGGCATTTCGAATTTCATATTTGCCCAATTTCCGGAGAATGTCGATCGGAAAATAAAATTTGTAATCCAAAAGAAAAACTACCACTTAGCGAAGCGGAACTGAAGGTTATAAAATTAATAGCAATTGGCAAAAAAGTAATTGAAATTGGCGATCGGCTTTTTATTTCGCCAAAAACGGTTGAAACCCATGTTTACAATATAAATAAAAAACTGGGTACCGACAGTAATGCACAGCTGAGCGATTACGCTCACCGGAAAAAACTAATATAATAAGGCTTCCCGAAGCGTCAGGAAGTATCGAATACAACATTTTAAATACAATCTCTCCAAAAAACTCACAAAAAGGAGTGAAATAAGACAATAAACGCCAATTATATTTTTTGATAGTGAAACTTTTAGTGATGGTAGCCGGAAGTCTTACGGCGGGTAAAATCCCACTCCTTTTTTAAATTATCAACTTAACAATTAATTTTTAAAGCAAAATTTTATGGCAAAGCAAAAAAAACCCTCTCAAAGAGAGTTAGAAGATCAGGTAAACTACTTTAATGGTAGATACCCAGTAGGTTCAAAATTGAAACTGAAAAAGGACTTTGGAGGAATAATCGACGTTACAGTTAGTAATGTGGCGACTATACTCAGTGGACACAGTGCCGTTGGTTGGTTCGAGGAAATTTCTGGTTGTTATTCATTAGATTCAATTATAGAAGAATAATCATGGCAAAATTTAGGATTACGACAAACCAGGAGGTTGCCTCTAAAATTGAAATGTTTTTCAATTCATCACTTTCTGAAGGAAGAAGTATTGTTTTGGATCACATCAATAATCAAGAAAAATATTGTGATGTAATTATCGCTTCTGTAAAAGAAGATGAAAAGATTAATCCGGTAGATATATTTTGGATGGGATATTATTCAAATTGCCTTAAATGAAATAAGCCATGGCAGAAAATGAAACCCCACAGCCAATTACCCGTGAAGAATTTGAAGCTGGAGTAAAATTCTATATTGATGAAGATAGAGATAATTTTAGAGCTACAATACGAGCTAATGATCGTATTATTTTAAATCAACATGGCTCATACTATTGCCTATTAAATAGTGTAGATGAATATGGATTTACAGTGTCAATAAATATTTTTGGCACTATGCAACAAATGATTATCCTATTTAGAAACTGTAAAAAACTAAAATAACCATGTCAAAATACACAACTAATCAATTTGAAACCGCTCTACTTGCTAAAAAAGTACAAATAGAGGAATTTAAAACCCCTGATCGATTCGTGCGGGAAGCCATAGGCTATATAGGCCGCAAACGAATGATATGGAACGAAAAAGGCGAATGCTTCCACAATCAAAAAAGAATTCCTGAAAATGATTTAAAACTAACTAATACAGAGTCAAATGAAAAGAATTAAACGATTTACCGGATTTTCCCCAAAATTCGAAGAAAACAAAACCGATCTTATTTTCAACAAAGTAGGATTAACCCAAGTAAACAAGTTCCCTGATGCGTGGGAACTCAATCAATCAGGTACCCGATTGATCAATAAAAAGGATGCCAATCAGCAAATAATACTTGCAAGCATTCAAAATCATAAAGTGGGCGAAACCGCCAACTGGGGCGATAAATGCGATGTGCTAATTTCCGAAGTAAAACTGATCCGATTAGCCGACATTACCGACGAACTGGCCGTAAGAACCGGAATTGAACAACAAAGCCCTGGCGTGTGGAAACATTATTCGCCCGAAAAGTTCTTTCCTAAAAAAGTACTGAAGACACAAGACCCGGGCTTTCCAAATTTCAACACGGCAACCGGTAGCTTTCACTCACTATGGTGCAAAGAGTATGAGATACTTGAAATTTACGCCAACCCTTGGATTTGGCAATTTACGTGTAAAGCTATAAAGCCATGATAGCGTATAGGATTGAACAGGAAAGTACAAAAACGAAGCTTATTACTTCCGATATTCTGGACGTATTTAACGCAATAGAAAAAGTGACAGACGGCACACCGGTACTTATAACCACTAAAGAGCTTTCAGTTACTGAATATGAAAATGAGGTGAAATTATTGGCAGTATTGAATATCTCAATGAAAACAATTCCAAATGGACCCAAAGAACCTAGTAAAAGGTAAAACGTATCTTTTCAAGAATAATCAAATAACCATGGAAGTGATCTATCTGTATGAAACCTTGAATTGTAGAGCTTTTAGCAGTGAAAATCAACCCGTGATGAATATTCCTGAAGCGGCAGCAACTGTATATATAACTGAATTAGTTGAACCTAATTAATAAATTCTAAAGTATGAAAACAATCAAATATATTTTCGTTGAAAATCCGATGGTCGGCATTTTACTTCTGACACTTTTATTTTGGTCATTAATCTCAATTTTTTTATTATGATAAAAGTAGCATGGGACAAAGTATGGAAGCATCTCGACAAAACAGAAGCTGCCCTGAATGACTTCCTTGCCAATGGCGGATTATCAAGCATTGCACTCACAAAATCGAAAGCATTCATTAAAGAATGGAATGCTTATAAAAAGCAAGTAGATGAGTTCGATAATTTCATTACACCTGTAGAACCTATCGACGTGAAATCACCATTTAAAACTGAAGCGGTGGTGGAAATGTGGAAACGGTGGAAAAACTACGTTGCCGAGCAGCATGGACAAATTATTGGCTCAAATTCGGAACAATCGGCACTGGAACTATTGCACGACTACGCCAAGGGCGACGAAGAAAAAGCAGTGAAAATACTGCGATACGCCATGAGCTGCCGTTACAAAAATTTCTTTGCCATTGAGGAAAAGGACATGAAACAACCGGCTAAAGGTGAATTGGGAGTAGGAGTTGGTACCGACTTTTAAATGTATAACCTAATTATTTCAATAATATGAAATCAGAACAACGCATTTTCAAAAATGAGCAACAAAAAGCAAAAGATCACAAAGATGAAGTATTTGTCGATTGGCTTGTAGTTAAGATTCTAATCTTATTAATTCTCTGTATTCTTTACTCTATTTTCAATTAAAATCTGATACCATGGCACAACAAACAGTTACAGAAATGATAGCCACGGCAAGGCTAGAACACCAAAAGGAACTCAATAGACTTGCTCAGGTTCGGAAAATGATATCAATGGAAGATTTTAAAGAATTATTTATTGCCAGAGCGCAGCTCGCCATGGCCGATCGAAAGAAATTCACTCCATTCATTATTGACGAGGACAACCGCAAAGTAATTAATATGATGTACATGTATGTCACACGTCAGAAGTGCGAACTAAATCCATTTATTGGAATCATATTGAACGGTACCTGGGGTTGTGGAAAATCGGTATTAATTGAAACGCTTTGCATGGTTCTGAACGATTTGACTTGGAGCGATAAAAACAAGATCGAATCCGTTCATGCCATAGAACTTGCAGAGCAAATTAAAAAGGTAGGCGTAATTCCATACGCACACAAACCGCTATTGATTCAGGATTTAGGCAAAGAAAAAAAAGAAATCAACAACTTTGGTACAATTGTAAATCCTATCACAGAATTGCTGGCCATACGTGCCGAATATGGCGCAATGACTTACGGCTCCACGAATATGAGTTTGCCTTCATTTAAAGAAGCATACAAAGAATTTATATCGAAAAGAATTACAGAACACGTTAACCTGGTGTTTTTGCCTGGTAATGACAGACGACCTAACTACTCAATTAATCAACCTAAATAATATGATACTAGGATATAAAAAATACACGCCATGGAAAGCATTTACTTGCTTTGCCGCCAAAATTATCGCAGGACAAAAAAAACACACCCTGCGGATTGACAAAAATAACCGGTGGATTCCCGGACGGAAAATTCAACACGCTCACGGAGTAAGAACCAAGCAATATGAGCAATTTGCAAGTGGAGAATGCAAATCAACTCAAAGAATAATTATTGAAGCAGCTGAGGAAGGTAACCATTTTGCATTTGGAGCTAACTATACTTATTACTATAAAAAAGGTAAAACTTTCAAGTTCAAGAATTTTAGAGTTAGAGTAGATGAAAAAATATTGGAATGGAAAGAAATCGTAACATTGGCGCACAACGATGGTTTCGAAACAGCTGATGATTTCTTTCGATGGTTTTTCAAAGGTTTTAAGGGTAAAATTATTCACTTTACTGATTTAAGATACTAAACCAATTTTGATTTTTCTGAACTGATCCTTAATTCTACATTTCCCCATTCATGGCTAAGCATAATAAATTTACCGAAACCAAAGTTCCCGCCAGTTCCGGCGACAGAGTGAAAATTGTCGAAGATTTTCTGACGGCACATTATGAAATTAAAATCAATATTTTCGACCCTAGCAAAACCATTATTGTTGCCAAAAATCCAGAATTATACGACAAAGAGCCTAGTGAGATGCTTATCTCGCTACACATGGAGCGCGAAAACATACGTGGGTGCGATACCATTCTCCGGAAGATTCTCAAGTCCGGCTATCATATCACTACTTTCAATCCCGTAACTGAATATCTCAACTTACTTGAGGGAGCTTGGAAAGGCAAAAGCCACATAGAAAAGTTTTGCAGCTGCATTGTAGCGCGCGACTTTGGCGACAAACCCGAAGGATATTACCAGGAACGTTTTGTGCGCATTCTCAAAAAATGGATGGTTGCCACCATTGCCAACGGACTAGGGATTAATGCCAACGATGCGCTTATCGGCTTTATCAACGCAAAAGAAGGAATCGGAAAAACCCGCATGATGCGATTTCTGGTACCACCGGCACTGAAAGCTTATTACGTGCAATCAAGCAAAGACGATCGGAAGTTTGACATGACAACGGCCTTTACGCAAAACTTCATTGTGGGGTTTGATGAACTTTACGGAATCACCAAAAATAATTCGGAAGAATTAAAACAGGTTCTTTCCGCACTTGAATACAGGCTATCTAAACGTGATACCAACGAAGTTCCCAGAATTGGCAGTGGAGCATTCACCACCAATAAAAACAAGGAGCTAGGCGGCTTTATTCACCCCTCAATGGGTTACCGCCGATGGGCATGCGTGGAAACTGAAGCAATAGACTGGAAAAAATACAATGCCGAGGTAGATATTTTTCAAATGTGGGCTGAAGCAATGGTACTTTTCAAAAATTCCGATTTCGATTATGTGTGGAACGAGGACGATTTCAATGAATTCAAAGAGTACAATACCCGCTATATCGTTGAAACAAACGCCAACAAGCTTGTAAAAGAATACTACAGAGTTCCGGAAGAAGACGAAGAATCAACACACATGCAGCCGCTTGAAATACTTCAGGAACTTCGCAGAGCTCGCAAACTCAACAACTCCAACGGTGTGAATGTATCGGAGGTAACAATCGGGATGGCACTCTCAGCAATGGGCTTTGAGCATAAAATGAAAAACGTTGGCGGAAATCGACGCTATGGATATCAGGTTATACAACTATTTGAATAAAAACAACTTAACAATTTAGCATTATGAAATACAATGAAATTGAATACAACGAAAAAGGATTAGTAAAATGCGAAGTTTGCGGACTGTATTTTCAACGGGTATCATGCCACGTAAACAAAGCACATGGAATGTCAGCCAGCGAGTACAAGGCAAAATTCGGGTTTAAGCAAGGAGAAGGTTTGTGTAGCGAGAAAAGTCGCCAAAAAACAAGCAAACAATCAAGTAGCCGATATAGAATGAATAAAGCTAGCTTGTTTATTGAAATGAGCAAAAAAACTAGATTTCCTAAAGGAATTTGTGGAAGAGTTTTTAAATGCGCCTAACGATAGATGTATGTGTATTGCCCGTGTTTTCGGGCTGCACAACACTGTCAAATTATAATAAGGGCTACACATACATTAGTGTTATGTTTAGTTTATTCTTTCTTTAATCAAAATTCAAAAATATGGCAACAATAGCAATGATTCCAGCCGATAAACAAGGCAACAAAATTTTTATTAAAGATTTACGAGTTGACGAAAAACAACGAACATTCGTAAAATATAAATCAACTTACAATGATATGCCATTTATGGAAGTCGAATTGTACGGAGTAGATAATGGTCAAAACTGCGCTATTTGCGGAGACGATGGCACAATCTTATATCGTTTCTCAACCGCATGGCTTTCTTCTTTAAATTAAACATAACGACCGAGGCTATCGGCTTCATGGGCGTTCACAATCGCACACACTTTCGCAATGCTAATTAATGATGCCGATAGGCGTATGTTACCTGCAGGTGTATCTTATATTATTAAAAATCAATCAACTAATAAAATACTAATATGAAAACAATTGAAGTATCAGACGAAATGTATTCCGCATTAATGGAAATTTCAAATGAATTAAACACGCAAAGCCATAGAGGAACGGCAATGCCTTACTTTTTTCAAGTTCAAACAGAACATGAAATTGCAGTACCCGAAGGAAATGGAACTGAAGCATGGTATCAGGACGGTGGAACTATTGAAACTGAAAAAGAAATAGTTGATACCATATTTGATTATAAGTGCGGAAAAATGACAAAGAAAAAGATTAAAGAATTAGATTCTTATGACAAAGAAGAAATACTCGAAGACGCTGGGTGGAGAAAGGTTTATTATGATTATGAGAAAAGACTTGAAAACGCATTCTTCACTGAAAAAGCATGTGAAGATCATATAAAAATGAACAAACACAACCTTAATAAGCCACATAGTTATTTAAACCACGCTTTTCGTAATCCTGAAATGGAATTAGTGTTAACTTTCCTATGTGAACTAAGTGGTGGAAAAATGCACAGATAATCGAACCTGCACGGACTTTTTACACTTGCAGGTAACGTGTGGCTATGCCTGCACGGCTTGCACACATTGTCGGAGCGTAAATTACTTGTCAGCCGTGTATGGCATAGGTGATGTTAGCAGCATGGCGGTTCTTAATTAAAAATTTCTCAAATATTAATATATAAAAATTACAAAAATGAAAAACTTAGAAATCAACATTCAAGACGAATGTGCAAAAATTCATCACCAATATGGTATGAGCGAAATGGCAAACTATCGAATCGAACAGCTTTTCGATAAAAAATTAAAAGAAAAAATGCGATGGATTCTAGTTGACGAAGAAGAGCCTATATGTGTATTGGAAGACGAAGGAATTAATTATTCAAAATACTTGGAAATAAAAGTAAAAGGCTACGAGCATCCGTTCATCGGTTATTATGTAAAAGCTAATGACGACCAATTCTTTGATTTTATTCATAAATCAGTTGACGAAGGAATAAAACAAGAAGACGTTACTCACTTTCGTTTTGTTGTAGAAGCCTAATAGTACGCAGGCGGTTGATTTTTCTTCCGCTTGCTGCTAACGTATCGACAGTATGCTTTAGTAGCACATCTGCGGGCTACATACTGCCGAAAAACAAATTCCGCTAATGCGGGCAATTAACTTTCAATTAACCACAAAAGCGGGCTATTAAGCATACTGTAGTGTTAGTAGCCGTTTATTCTTTCTTTATGAATCCACAAGACATTGACATAATCGTAGGCTGTGAAGAATCACAAGCAATCACAATCGAATTTAGAAAACTCGGCTTTAATGCTTTTAGCTGCGACTTACAAGAATGTTCGGGCGGACACCCCGAATGGCATTTACAAATGGACGTTTTAGAAGCTATTAAACTAAAGGAATGGAAACTTGGTATATTTCATCCCACGTGTACGTTTTTAAGCCGTGCCGGAGCTCGTTGGCTTTATCAAAAAGGCGAAATAAACAAAGAACGGTACGAAAAGGGATTAAAAGCAAAACAGTTTTTTATGGAGCTTTATAATAGCGATATTGATTATTTGCTACTTGAAAACCCAACGCCTTTAAAAATTTACGATTTGCCAAAACCATCGCAATGGGTTGAACCGTGGCAGTTCGGACATCCTTTTTCAAAGAAAACATTATTTTGGCTCAAAGGATTACCGCCTTTAATGTCAACAAAAATAATGAGTGAATACAAACCTTTTCTGCCTTCAAATACTGGCGGTGCAAAAAGAGGTCAAAAAGCAACGTTTAGAAACATTAGTCAGAAGGATTCGAGTAAAACATTTTCGGGTATTGCACAAGCTATCGCAACGCAATACGGCTCTTTTCTTTTAAATGGCTACTAACGTATTGCAGCTATGGTTTAGTGCCGGACTTAACGCACAAAAGGTCGGACGAGAGCAAATAGAGTATTTTTTTGTGCGTGGATTTCTTAATTTTAAAATATGGATAAACAAACAATCGCAGTATGGTTTTCTTGTGGGGCTGCCAGTGCAGTAGCTGCAATGAAAACACTTGAAAAGTATGGACAAACCCACAATATACTTATCGTGAATAATCCAGTTATCGAAGAACATGAGGATAATAGACGTTTTTTAAAGGACGTTGAAGAATGGTTACAGCATCCAATTATTGAAGCTAAAAACAAAGATTTTCCTAACTGCTCGATAGTTGAAGTTTTCGACAAACGAAAATACATGAGTGGCAATTTAGGCGCGCCCTGTACAATGCTTTTGAAAAAAGAAGCCCGTTATCAATTTGAACTAACGCATAAAATTGATTTTCATGTACTCGGATTTACAATCGACGAATGGGAAAGGCAAAAGAACTTCAATGAGAGTGAAAGAGGTAACACAATTCCAGTACTTATAAGCGAACTCATAACTAAAGAAGATTGCTTTAAAATTCTTCGGAAAGCTAAAATAAAACTACCAGCTATTTACAGCATGGAATTTCCAAACGCTAATTGTATTGGCTGCGTAAAATCACAAAGCCCAACTTATTGGAATTTAGTGAGGCGTGAGTTTCCTGATATTTTTGAGAAGCGAGCAGAACAAAGCAGACGTATAGGCTGCACACTGGTAAAGAGAAAAGGTAAACGAATCTTTTTGGACCAACTAAAACCAACTGATAAAGGCGGTAAAATTAAAAGCTGGGAGTGTGGGATTTTTTGCGACACTAAATAATAACGGCTTGAAAAGCCGAGAGCGTGGATAAAAAATACGGACACAATGAGCAACACTTTAATACGAGCGCAAAAACAAGGCATTAACCATAGGTGTGTGTTAGCAGCATACCGCTTGTCTTTCGTATCAAAAAACTTTTTGCGGTTGCTGCTAACAATATTATATGTTTAATTCATATTTTGCAAACATTCGCAAAACTCTAAAATTATGTCACTTACACACAAACAAAAGATAAATCTACGCAAACTAGATAGAACTACTAAAATTGAAATTATGCAAGAGTTCGCAGATGAAATTATGACTATCGAACAATATAGTGAAGTGACAAAAATTCCACCACGAACAATTTACGCTAAATTTCACACGCCACAAATAGGTGGATTTGAATTGTGCGGGCATAAATTTACTTTTATATAAATATCAACTTAACAACAAATTATCATGAATGAAATTAAAACAAAAGAACAGCTTTGCAAAGAGCAACTTACTCAGCAACCTAGTTTTATAGATTCATTAAGCTTTACCGAAGGTTTTATGTCTGCTTTAGAATTTGGTAATCCGTGGATAGATTTAGATACATCGCTCCCTGAAGAAAATGAATGCCTTCTAGATAATTCAATAGAAGATTTAAAACGAACAGTAAAAGTTCTTGCAATGACCGAAACAGGATCAGTTATTGATTCTACCAGAGTTTATTGCATTGATGGAAAATGGGATTGGTGTCCAACAATTTCCGATGAGGAATTTATAAAATGGAGGTTATTATGAAAGCAACAATCTACAGTACCAAAAAAATTGTAATGATCAAACCCTCTCCATTATCCGACGGAGTACCGGCACGGGTATGGGAAGGAGAAACCGAAAGCGGAATTAAAATTCATTGCTACATAACACGGGTAGCCATTGATATCGACGAACCCAGAGCCGATGAGTTTTCTGCCGAATTAGAAGAATGTAGAGCGCCATCGGTTGAAGTTAGTAATTTGCCTTTAAGCTTGATATTATGATAACCGGACTTAACGGGTGCAGTTGTCACCCTTTCACAAGTTGGGAAGAATGCGAAAAAGCCCACCGACAAAAATTTAAAGTCGATGATCCTGTAAAAAATCGATGTACCGAACGTGAAGGAACAATCGATAAAATTGAGAAACAATCCGGATATGTTTCGGTAAAATATGGACCAATACCGCACGATATTGAAGGCGAACATGTAGCACAATTAATTAGAATAGAAAAATGAAAAACTCCATTTTAGAATTATTCAAAGCATACGAGCGCGAAACCGAATGGGACGGCAATGCTATTCCCGAATCAATGTGTAAAGCTTTAGCAAATGATATCGTAAAGTTGTTTCAGAATTACAAACCTAAACGGGTAGGAATCATTGGCGGTGGATTTCAAGGTTTCATTTGTGGAATAGATGAGGCCGCAAGTATAGTAGGTTATCATATTGCACGCGAAAATTTAATTTCGGGACCTAGACTTCCTAATCAAGATGAATGGCCTGAACGAGAAGGAACAGCATTCGAAGATCAACTAAAAAAATTAGATTCGGAAGCGTTTCGCAGAGAATACCTTTTTGATTTCAATAACGAGCAAATTGTAAATAAATTTGAAGCATTAAATAAAGAAGCCAAAGAAGCCGCTTTAGCTTTTGAAAGTCTCGGAGAAAAAATGATTGATCATAGTTATCAAGAAAATAAAAAGCATAAAGGTCACGAACGACCCTATAAATATCACCGATAATCCCATTGAATTTTTAATCAACTAACTAACCCACTAATATTGCAATTAATATGAGCGATTACAACGTTTATCTGACAGTTCCCGAATACTTAGAGCAATGGATAACCCACACATTCGGAAATCCGGTACAACTCATTAAAGATTCTCCCGAAATGAGAACCCTAAATGAATTGACCGTGAAACTGCCGTGTGATAAAATGCCTGATACCGGAGAAGGTTCCAATATCACAATACCAATTCCATATTTCAAGGGGAAAGACCCTGCCGTTTACAACCACCTTTACGACAGTGGTAAAAATGCTATGGTTGAAAGTTTTTCTACTCTTTTCGATAAAAATCTATTTACCGAGATCACCGATTTGAAAAACGTTAATCTGAAACGCGCAACCTTAATTTATGCTTACATGGAAAAACACGGCATTGATGAAAAACATTGGGACACTGTGGCGCAACGTTGGCATCGACTCAACCAAAAGTACGGCAAGAAAAAAAACATAAAAATCGCTTAAAATCACACTGACATTGAGCCCTGTTTTGTCGTAAATAAATACTTTCAATATTTTACTCATTATTCGCACATTCAGCACTTTACGCACTTTTTTAAATGCAATATTATGAATTCAAAAACACTTCCAACTATATTATTTGTCGAATATCTTCCGGTCGAAGAAATGACACTTTACCCAAAGAAATTTCTTTCACCTGGCGACACAACTTCCGCCATTGGCAACTGGACGAAACTAAAGTTAACCGACCCCGCTGGGTGTAATACAAGTCCGGAGCAAACTCCCAACGGATTAGTTTATACAACCAAAATCACCGGTGTAATTTCCGACGATCGCGAATCAAAACTTCAACACAAATTGCAAACCCAATTCCATGCCTACCGGCTTACTGACGTGTACAAAAATAAATACCTGGTGGGAATTAACAAAAAGCCATTTCCAGAAATCATTTTTTCACCGGTGAACGATGCTTCACCTTCCGGCATTCGAGCCATAAACTTTGAAATAACATGGGTTTCAACCCTTCCACCCATTGATATTGTTGAATTATAGTCTTTTTTTCCTTCCCGTTATAGCCGTAAAGTTGCAGTGTATTTAAACCACATTGCAACTTTTTTTATGTCTACACCTAACTACAACATTGATATTGACGGCTATATCGGCGATGGTTCATATTCCAAGGAATATGTAAAATCTGTTTTGGATCAAAACAAAGGTAAAGCCGTAACCATGCGCATGAGTTCCGAAGGCGGTTCGCTAAAGCACGGACTTGGTATTGCCGACCGAACAGGTGAACATGGCAACGTAAGTGCTTATCTGTACGGATTCAACGCTTCATCGGGAACTGTAGCAACATTGAAGTGCAAAATAGTCAAAGCAGCCAGCAATTCATTCTACCTAATTCATAAAGTGTCGAATCCGGTAATGGTTTTCAGCATGATGAATGCCGACGAAATGCGAGCACTCATCACTGAGCTTGAAACCAATATCGAGGAAAACGATAAAGTAGATCGGGTAATTGCACAAATGTATTGCGACAAAACCGGTAAATCGGAAACAGAAATACTTGACTTAATGAAAAAAGGCGGTTGGCTAACGGCACAAGAAGCCAAAGACTGGGGATTCGTTGACGAAGTATTCCAATCGGTTGACAAAGTAAATATGAAAAACATGGAAAGCAAGCTGCTTGCATTTGGCTTACCCGTGAACGGCATAGATAAAGAAAATTTATTCACCAATCAAATTAATAATCAAATGAAAAAACAATTTGAAAAAGTAAACACCGCGATTGGTGTTGACAAATTGGAATCGAGTAACGACGGAGTGTATCTGAACGAAACACAAATCGCATTACTTGACACCAACATTGATACATTGGAAAAGTCAGTAGAAACTGAAAAAGCCAATGTAGTGACCGAAAAAGCACTGGTAACAGCTGCCGAAACTCGCGCTAATACCGCCGAAGGAACTGTGGCAACACAAGCAACTAAAATCACAGACCTTGAAACTCAAATCCTGAACCTAAACAAAGGAGCTGGGGCATCTGACAAAAAAGTCAACAAAGAAACCGACGACGATGGCGGTGATGGTGGCGAAGGTAATGACGAATTTATGAACACCGTTGCAAGTGCTCGTAAATTGTGGGATCAACTTCCTGAATAAAAAGAAATTATTCACTTTTAAAATAAATTTACTGCAATGGTAGAAATAACCCCCGAAGCCTTAGCGCTTAGTGCCGCGAAATTTCGCAAAGATTTATTGATGATGCCAGTGATTGCCTTGCAAAGCTCATTGGTTCACATGTCGCTCCGTATTGGCATACGTGGCAAAGAAACGGTAGGTCAATTAGATGGAGACATTGAAATTGGGCCTTACGATCCTAGAAGAGTTGACCAAACTGGTGTTGGCATCAAAGGTCGCAGTCTTGAAACTTTCTTTGGTTCGGTAATCAAAGAGTTTGAACCAAACTCAGTGGCTAAATCCATTTATGGTGATGCTGTACTTTCAGGTCAAGGCTTGGCAACTACAGCCATTACACAATTGGTATTAGCGTTTTTGGCTAAGAAAATCTCTCAAGGGATTAATAAAGTGCTTTGGTCAGCTGTTCGTAACGATGCCGGTACCACTACTGCAACATTGTTCAACGGATTTGACACAATCACAGCTGCTGACATTGTTGCCGGTAATATCTCAGTTGCCAAAGGTAACTTGTATGAATTTACAGATGCAATTTCGGTAAACAATGCTGTCGATCGATTGAAAGCAATTGATGAAGCATGTTCTGACGAGTTACAGGATGAACCTCGCAAAATGTTCATTTCAAAAACTGTCAAAAAAATGTATGAAAAATGTTATCAGGCAGAAAACAGCGCACTTCCTTATAACAAAGAATTCAAAAAGACATTTTTGGAAGGTTCAGACGATTTGTGCGAGTTGGTAGCATTACCAAACAAGAAGACCTCACCTTACATTCATGTAACTACCAAAGGCAATATGCTTGTTGGTGTAGATCAGCAAGGTGACACTGAAAAAATCACTGTTGAAAAACATGCTGCTTTTGTTCTTCAGTTCATTATGGCCATGTTCTTTGGTGTTCAATTTGAAACTGTAAGCCCTGAAAGGTTGATGGTTGCGAAACTATTTGTAGGTTAATTATTCACCTTAAAAACATAGGAGAAATACATTATGAGTATCAAATATAAAGCCCTCGATTGGGCAGTGGGAACCACAAATCTTCCCGGTATCAAAGAAGATGTTTACGCTATCGCCAAACGCGATATCGTAGCATGGCCTACGCTTCCGGCAGCATTTGTAACGAATATGGGTGAGCTGGTCATTTATGTTGGCAATTTCACGTTAGCTGCGTTGGCTAAATGGCAACGTGTTGGTATTATCGTTGACAAATCACCGGTTGACGGAAAGAGCCAAGGCGTTCGCCCAAGCAAAACGTTCTTGAATCAGGTTGTTTTACAACACCCCGGAGTGGAGGAAGATGCATCAGGTTTCTGTATGCAAGCCAATAACGATGATTTAGTTTATTTGGTGCAAACCAAAAAAGGTAAATGGCGTGTTATCGGTAATGACATGTATCAGACCGATACAGTTATCGACCAGAAACTCGGCGGAGCTGCTACCGACGAAATGGGAACTACCCTGACCGTTACCGTTACCGACCTTGCACCTGGTCTGTTTTACACAGGCGAGATTGTAACCGAAGATGGTATTATCAATCCAGGCGTGTAACCGATAACCACAGACAATTCCTCACACCCTCGTAATTCAGTTTACGAGGGTGTTTTGTTTCGGGATGTTGGAGTTCCGACTCCGACAAAATATCTGTCTTTTTCTAGGTAATTACCCATAATTACTTTCGTAATGCTTAAAATAAATAACCCCATAAACATTCTAAAAAATGAGTAATGAAAAGACTTATGTAGACAAAGTGAACGATTGGCTAAATGCTGATCCTACCACCCGCACCATCGAAGAAGGTGCAACATTGATGCTTCAAGGTAATCGAAACAGAACCTTACACCAAAATGTAATTCACCGTAAAAACTTTGACAAAGTTGTTTACGAGCTCGAAAAAATCATTGACGGTCAAAGAGTATTCCCTGAACCCGTAAATGAGGCAGTTCAACAACTGGAGGTAAATCTTCCGATCACAATGGCCGGAATCGAAAGCATTTTATCCGGAGAAAGTAAAGGTAAACGTGCCGATCATGACACATTACCAACCGATATCCAAGCTATCTATGACAAGAACCGCGAAATCTATCCACAATTACGTGGTATTCACGAACGATTGAAAGTTTTGAATGAAGTAGGAACTGCAGAACAAAGACTTCCTTTCCTTACCGAATTATTATCGCTCGATGAACTACTTCGTACTAATTGGCAGGCATACGACACTTTCGATGCAAATGCACCGGTGATAGCAAAAGTTGAGAATGTACCAGGTAACTTGAGTGGAAAACAAGTTTCTGCAGCTCGCAAATATCTGAGCGATAACAAAGCTAAATTGACCACTTTAATTGCCGACGGTAAGGCTGAAAAAGCTGCTGAGCTATTGGATAAAATGCAGGTTCGTTTTAATGAATTAGTATTGAATGGTGACACTTTTGCACCTGATCAGTTGGCAGAACTAAAAGCTATG